TCTCAATAAAAACAGCACAATATCCGCCATTTTGTCCTTCCCATAAAACAGAGGCGGTAGCCATATATCTGCCTGTCACGGGAATTGTAAGTTTTGTAGGGTCGCTGACTGTCCAACATCCCCACCCATCTGAATTATCTGCTTGGAAAGAAATATAGGTATTTGTATCTTTTGTAACTGTTAAAGCGGTGGTTCTATAAGCAACTGGGGCAAGAGTTCTATCGGCTCCAGCCACCATTGCAAAACCTAGTAAATCGGCGCCTGTGTTTAGAAGCCAAACTTGGTCATCAGGTTTTGGGGCGTAATTACTTAAATATCGAACAGAGGGCAAAGTATTTGTGTCTCCAGCAATTTGAACATCCATAGTGTAATTAGAATTAACTGTAATTACTTTGCCTTGACGAAGACGCAATCCCTGAGGGTTAGCCTTAATTTGATTAACAAGATAACTTAAATCCATCAGAATCTCCTACTTCGACCAATAGCGTTCATTGTGGCGTTTGATGCTAAAGGAATCGTAACTGAGTCAAGCATCAAAATCTTGTCTATTCCAATAGGTGAACGAGTCACTTTTACAAGGTCAAATACATCGTGAGCAGGATTAACGATTTGGTCCCATGTAATTTTTTCAGTAGCACCAATAACTTTCTTTAACTCAGCGGACGCCGCTTCTTGAGCCTCTGCAACTGTAAGCACGGTAGGGCTACTCATAAACTTAGGAACCTCACCATAGGTTTTGCGATAAGTAGGGGAAGCGGGATTGTCGTCCCAAGCCTCACCAATAACCCCAATACTTAGATTAGTTCCCTCACCAGTAAAGATAACTCCGTTATATGAATCATCGGTACTTAGAGAACGATTGATTTGAATAAGAACTGAATCTGAGCCATCACTATAAGTTGCAACTGGAGTGCCGAGGTCAGGGTTTGGAATTGGTCTCATACGAGCAGTTCCGTTTTCATCAAAATATAAATCCATAGCCGCTGACTCTGCAATCTTCAAAGCCTCTCGCCAAGGGTCACTTGACTGGTCAAGGGTTGGGTAAAGTAAAGTAGTAACTTGATTGGTTGCTGGAAAAATGGTTTTAACTTTTGGATAACGATATTTAAGTATTTGTTCAATAGCCGTTTCTTTTGCTGTTCCTGCTTCGATATAAAATTCATGATTAGTAAATTTTGCTCTAGCAAGAATTAGACTTCTATCAGAACCTTTTATTTGAATTTTTATACCTTGAGAAGTATCGACTACATCAACGCTGGTAATTACAAAGACTCCAAGCGGAACTAACTCTTCGGTGCCATCTGCAAAAACAATGCCTCTGTAAATCTTTACTTCACGGTTATAGGGCAAAAGGACTGAGGAGATATTATTTTGAGGAACTAGAGTTCCATCTTTATCAATAAATTCAAGAGTACATTCACGCCGAATAGAGCGACGATTATCAATACTAACCTCACCTGATATTGGTTGGGCTGTGCTTAGGATTGTTCCATTCGCCATGTCATAGATTTCAACCTTGGTTTTTGTGACATGAGATTTTCGAATGGTCTCCTTGAAGTCCGAGGAAACTGGATACATTACGGTGCATCAACTTCGAAATAGGTTACTTTAACAACTCTAATTAAATTATTTATGTTTCCTGATTCCGTCCAAGACCTATCAACAAAGCGTACATATTTTTGACGACCTAGTGGGTCATGTACATGCAGAGTTCCTTGATAGGTTAAAACTGGATAAAGAGCATCCCAAGCGTCCTCACCCTGAACTGTAATTTGATAATTACCATCTACGCCGTAAATAGATTGAGAAATAACAACTGATTTAGAAGCGCCAAGTGGTTTGAATACACCATAAGACTCAACAATGTTTTGATTCAAAGGCTGTTCAACAATTAAGTTATTAACTGAAATTGTGGGACTTTCGGGTGCGGTAAAAGACCAATATGCAGGGTTGTCAATTAAAATTGGTTCTGAGGTTGTATATGCTGATGAAATAGTTGCCATTAGATGTCTGCCCTTGCTTTTGCTCGATAACGAATTGTTTCATCAAAAGGTGCTTCGAAATCATCTATTTCTGCAATTTGTGAACTCTCAGCGGTAACTGGAGAGTTTCGAACTGCGCTGTAAGTTGTTCCACCATCAACTGAACGCTCGACATCAAAAACAAAATTGCTAAAACCACCACGGGTAAATACAGGTGTGTCTCCAGCATGGAAAGCAATCTTGTCTACATAATGAATCTCACCTGAGCCAGCGCTTGTTACTTTAACAAAGACTTGAGCGTGTGTGGCTGTTGGTGGAGCAAGAACTGTTGCTGTTGCATTTACCCAAGCCGAACTTGTTGCAGTCACGCCAGTTCCATAAGTTGTTGAGATTGTAGAACCAGCGCTTGTTAAATATCTAATACCAACTTGAGCGGTACGAGATGTTGTACCAGCACGGAAATCTGCCGTAGCAGAAAACTCTTGGTTGGCTGTAACCGTAAATTTTGTGGCTGTGGTTGTTGAGGCAACTATGTCACCAGCCGCACTTGCTGTCATTTCTAAAGAGGCGCTTCCGACTGAAGCCTGAGCCGTTGAGCGAGCAATAGCGCAGTTAGTTACGGCAGTCCAACCAGTTGTATTTGTTTCTAAAGATGCTTGGTTTGCACTTAGAACATTAGTTCTACCGAATACTGTAACGACAACTGCTCCTTCATTTTCATCATAGAAAGCAGTAATCAATGGTGTGGCTGGCGCATCAACATCAATAGTGAATTGACTATAAGCCCAATCACTAAAGTAATTAGCACCATTCAATAGTTGAGCAACTCGGACATAGGCTCTATAAGTCGTGCCGTCTGCTAAGTCTGCTTCAAGAGTTTGACCATCATTTGTTGAGGCTACGATGCCAGTCTGAACTGTTGGGGTAGAAGTGTCAGGACTAAAAGTTCCAGCGCCATAAGTTGTTGAATCAAATACTTTGATTTCGTAAGCGCTTTGTGGGTCACCATCTGTATCTGCATAAGTCCAAGTGACTGATGGGAAAGTTGTATCTGTAATAGTTCCGCTTGGTGCTGTGACTGTAACAGATGGTTGAGCAGTAGTTACAACATCAACAAACAATTCATAGAGACCAGCACGGTCACCGCTGGCTGTTGCGTTATCTGTAAATTTAACAACTAAGTTATCAATTAAAGTTTGTGACCAAGCCTCACCACTTGGAGCCGCTGTAAGTTTTAGAGCAGTATCAAGAGTGGTCAAAGCAAGAGTGTTGGCTTTGCTAAAAGGAACTGAGTAACTAACTGTTCTACCATTTCGGTCAGTAATGACTCCAAGACTTAACTGAATACTTCCAGCAGTTCCAATAGTTGCTCGGGCACGAAGATTTACATACTCAACTTTTTCAGTAGCCGCTAAGGTTGTTGTACCAAACTCTGCTTCATAAGATGCGGGAACTGTTGTGCTGGTACGAGTAATGTAAGTCGAGTCGCTACTGTCAGCGAGCGCCGCATGAACTGAACCTGAACCGCCTGAAATAGTAAAAGCAGAGGCGTTGTTCCAGTTAGCGTTAGGTCTGAGGATATAGGTAGCCATTATCTGTTAGCCAACTCCTTTGCCAAGATTGCAAAAGTTTCTTGAATTCGTTGAGTAATTATGTCAGCCTTTTCGTCTTGGGTGGTTGCTCCAGTTGTATCAACATTGACCACAAAAGCACCCTGCTCGATAACAATGTTATTTCCGCTTACTCCTGAGATTCTCGCCTCGGCATCTGTAACTTGAGCAAGTTTCATTTGAGCATTTGAAATCTTTTGACCAAACGCCGCTTCAGAACCAAACTTGCCGATTGCCGCTCCAGTAATGCTTATGGCTCTTTGAATCTCATTTATCTGAGCAATAGCCTCTGCTCCGCCACCAAGAATAGACGCCGCTAACTGAGCGCCCTTGATTGGTCCTGATTCAACTAAATCTTGAATTGCTTTTGCATCAAGTCCAAGTGCTTGTAGTTGTGTTATCTGTTGAGCAAACTCATTACTCTTATTTAACCTTGTTTGCATATTCTCAATAAGAGATTTAGCCTTTGGAATAAATCCGTCAGGAAGTTCTACTCCCTTAAGTCCTGCAAAACCTAAAATTGTGTCTTTGAGTGAGTCAGCAAAATCTTTAGCCGCTTGTTGCAAGTCTTTGAGAACATCACTCATAGACTCAATACCAGCCTTCATAGCCTCACGAATTTTTTTCATCAAATCTGCTGAACCTTGTATCTCATTTAGAGCATCTTCATCAATACCGCCAGCCTTGATGCCCTCGGCAATTTCTTTTTCTTTTTTAAGAATGTCTCCAAAGCCAAGACCTTCTTCAAGACTCTCTCTTATATTGCCAATAAAGTCTTTTAACTCACCAGCAAAATCTGTATCTTTGGCAAATATAACCATGTTTTTGCCAAACTCAATTAACTTGTCACCTGCTTCATCAGCCTTGTTAGCAACCTCTTCAATAAATTTTCCTACGGTTCCAGCAAAGTCAAATTTAATTGCAGTACCAAGACCTGCAATCATTTTCTCAAGAAGAGGAGATGCTTTCTTGGCACCCGCAATTAAGCCCTCAACTATTTTAGAGCCATTATCTTTCGCCGCTAAATCAACAACTTTCATATTAAAGTCAAGCATTTTGTTTGCAACATCTGAAATAGCGCCAGCCGCACCTTCAGAATAATTGCCCCAACTTTTTGCGTTTTTAATAAGTGTTTTAGATACACCAGTAATTGCATCTACCGATTTTGCGCCCCCGTCATCGGATGCGCTAAATAGATTTGTAATTGATTTAGCAACTCCGTTGAGTTTAGAACTTGCAAACTCCGCCATACCATTTAAGGCACCAAGCGCCGCACTTACCGCATTAGAAACAAGAGGAATTTTCATCAATGGTGCAGTTACTTTTTGTACCCATTGCTTGACTGTTGTTAGTGCGTTATCTAAAAAATCACCTAAACCACTAGCAACCTTGCCGAAAACACCAACTACGCCTTTACCTAAAGCCAAGAACGCTCCAATAACTCCCTTTGCAATAACCTTGGCTACATCTAACAATCTTTCAAAGAAATAAATACCAGTTGCAATAGCCTTCAAGATGTTGGCAAAATTTGTTACGATAGCCGTTACCGCTAGAGCGATAACTCTTATTACGGTATTAAATACTTCTATTACAATCTTTCGGAAAGTGTCATTTGTTTCCATAAGGTTTACAAAACCATCAATAACATTCTTGAATGAAGTCAATACAAATTTAACCCAAGTAAGAAATATATCTATTACAAACTCAAAGACCTTCGCTATTACTTCGGCAAAGAATCCAAACACTCGCATGGCTGAAGCCAAGGCTTTCATAACATGACCAAAATACTGAATAATGTAACCAAGGACGGTAATTACAACTTTTGCTACAAAGTTAAAGACCGCACCAACAACCTTACGGAATGACTCAGAAGTTTTGTAAGCAACCACAAGGGCTGTAACTAAAGCACCAATAATTAAAACAATTCGTATAATTGGGTTAGCCGCTAGAACTGCATTGAGTCTAAGCATTGACGCCGCTAAACCATTGGTAGAAGCGATACTTGCCAACTGCGCTCCACTTAATAAAGTAGTTGCAACTTGTAATACAGTTTGAGTAAAGGCGACTATTCTTAAAGCGGCCGCATGAGCATAGAAGGCTACGGTTGCTATACCAACTGCGGTAGCAATTCCTGTAAAGGCTATAACAAGAATTTGTGTCGCTCTTGCACTATTTTGAAAAACACTTGCAATTCTTTCAACAACTAAGGCTAAGAATCTTATAGCCTTTGCAACGACACCTATTACTAAAGCAGACAAGTTTGCGAATACAACTGCTATTTTTTGAATTGCTGGCAACAATGGTGCAAAAGCGCTAACTAACTGTCCTATTGCTCCTCTTAATTGAGGAGAAGTTACTGCTAAAACAAAAGTAGTAAAAATTAAATTAAATCTTGAAAGTTGTAAGAAAAATCCTTCGAAGAAAGGCGCCGCTTGCGCTAAAGATTTACCTGCTCGTATACCAAAGAATGTTGCAAACGCCGCCGCAATAGGCAATACTTTTTCCATAGTCGAGGCAATTTCATTTACACTTAATTTACTTTTATCGATTCTTTCAATAAAGTTTCCTATATTGGTTGTTAAAGTTGTAAATGGGGTTGCTAATTTAGTTAATACTTTTTCTAAAGCATCAAGGACTTTGGAAAAAGTACCAGTACCCTCGGAGGCTCTTGCTAATTTAGTACGCAATTCAAGAGTAGATAAAATTAACGCACTAAAAGCATTGAGTAATCTTAATCCAACTGCTTCTTGCAATCTTCTAGTTTGGTCGCCCATTTCTTTTAATGCCCGAGAAGGACTTTGTATTGCTAAAGCATAAGCACCTTGAACTTTAGTTCCTTCTTTCAGAATTAAATTAAGAACCGCTTGGCGTCTTTCAGCCATAGTTAAGTCACTTGCGCTTTTACCTATTGTCCGACCATAAATAGCAAAGGCTTCTGTTGCTCCAGCAGTAATACCAATTTGACGCAACATTCTTGTTTGACCTGTTGTAATAGCAAAAATTAAAGAATTCAAAGCATCCGCCGAATTAACGCTTGCTGTTACAGATAGGTCTTGAGCAATGTTGGCTAACTGAGTAGCGTTAGTTAAATCGACATTTGATTGAGCAAGTTTGATAATTGCCTTGCGAGAAGCCACCGCAGATAATCCAACATTTTGAATTTCTTCAGCCGCAATAGCAAGTTGGGCATATCCGTATCGAGTAGATTGACCAATCGCCT